GACCTCTCACGGGTACTACACCTGGTACCGGAGCTCCTACTGATATCGGTGAACATTCTTATGAAGATGTTTTAAACCATGTTCATACTATTTCTAATGCAAATACATTTCTTTTAAACACTACAGATACATCTAATACTATTAATATTACTGCAGGGCAGACATATAATTATGTACCTCCGCAGACACAACTTGCGTTTATTATGTACAACAACACTATAACTTAAGGAGATTATTATGATTACAGAAGAACAAATTAAATCAAATTATTCAAGTGCTGATTCTGATGTAGTAGCAGCTATTGTTTCTAGTCTTGATACACTTGCATCAAAATATGATATTAATTCACCACTTCGTCTTGCTCACTTCCTTGCACAGACTGCTCATGAGTCTGGTGGCTTTAGAGTAATTGAAGAAAATCTTAACTATTCAGCTGAAGGTCTTAAGGGTATTTTTGGAAAGTATTTCCACGATAAAGATCCAGAAGAATATGCTCGTCAACCAGAAAAGATTGCTAACGTAGTTTATGCATCACGTATGGGTAATGGTGACACAGATTCTGGAGATGGATATAAGTTCCGTGGTCGTGGTCTTATTCAACTAACTGGACGTTCTAACTATACATCTATGGCTGGTGATCTTGGAGTTGATCTAGAAGATGTTGTTGATTTTCTTGGAACACCAGAAGGTGCTGTAGAATCAGCTGCATGGTTCTGGAATAAAAATGGAATCAACAAGTTAGCTGATGCTGATGATGTTACTGCTGTTACTAAAAAAGTAAATGGTGGTACTATTGGACTTGAAGATCGTCAAAAGCACACAGAAGACTTTAAAGGCATTCTTGGTGCATAATGCCATTAATTGCTAGATTAGGTGATGGTAGTGATCATGGAGGTACAATTATCTCCGTTACTACTCAACACACTAATGCAGAAGGCAAATTAGTCGCAAGGGTGTATGATCTACACTCTTGCCCTATACCTGGTCATGGTGTAACTCCTATTCTTATTGGATCTTCTCCTGTTATGTGTGAGGGACAACCTACAGCAGTAACAGGAAGTAGATGTGGATGTGGAGCTGTTATTATTGCAGGTAGCTCTCATTCTAATGCACCACTAGATGCATTTATAGGAAATTCATCATTAGATGGAACTGCAGTATTAGGTGACGTAATAGTAGGACAAACACCATTTGTCCTAGAAGGTGGTGGAGTATAAAATGCCGTATAAAGTTTGGATAGCTGGTGAAACACTAAAAGCAGCAGATCTTAATAATACATTTGCTCAGTATGTAAATGCTACTGCTGATTGGACATTTACTGGTACTCATACACATAATGCACCTGTTAATTTTAATAACCCTATTGTTATTAATACTAATATTGATTCTAATGTTAATGTAGTTGGTGGTAACATTACTACTAACCAATTAATTAGTGCTGGAAGTTCAATTAGCGATGGAATTGGAAATGTAAGATCTGTAATTAAAAATGCTGTAGGCAATGGTTATACAGTACAATCTACAGACAATGGTAAGTTTCTTTATGCTACTGGTGATATTAATATGCCATCCAATATTTTTAATGTTGGTGACACAGTTACAATTTTTAATAGCACTGGTAGTACAATTAACATCAACGAAGCATCTGGTACCGTTCTATATCTTTCTGGATTAGGATTGAATGGTAGTGCAGTAATAGACTCTAAGGGTCTGTGTACTATTCTTTGTGTCGATACTAATATCTATGTTATTACAACTACTACTATTACTACAGTTTCATCTGGTGGCGGTGGTGGAGGAGGAGCAGTTACACAATCTGCAATTCTTGGTGCATTAGGATACGTTCCATACAATTCTTCAAATCCAAGTGTGTTTGCTAATTCTACAAACGGCTTTGGTGTGTCTCAAGTTGGTTTGTTAAACTCTCTTGGTTATACACCCTATAACTCAACTAACCCCAATGGGTATGTAAATAGCTCTCAAGTAAATGCTCAAATTGCAGCTAATCCTCAAGGGTTTATTACTGCAGCTCAAGTTTCTTCATTTTCTGGTGCTACATCTTTTATAGATTCCGGAATATGGACGGTTCCATCTGGTATTACTAAATGCAAGGTTCAATTGATAGGACCTGGAGGACCAAGTGGTAGCTCTTATTATTCTGCTACTGATTCTTCTTTTGGTTCTTATATAACAGCTTATGCAGGAGGAAGAGGTGGCGTTAATAATTATGGTCTTAATGCACCTGGAGGAGGAGGAGGAGGTGCTACTGGAGGTGATATAAACATTCCAGGTACAAATGGAGCAACCGTAACGCCAGGTATATCATTTGTTGGGGGTGGGTATGGAGTAGGAGTAGTTGGGTTTAATGATACGGTTGAAGGTGGCCAGCACGGGGGAAGTTCAAGTTCCATGGGATCTGGTGGTGGAGGTGGTTATGCCATGAAATATCTAACAGGTCTTACACCAGGCCAGCAAATAGCAGTGACTATAGGCAAAACTTTCTATACAGGTGATCCTTCTAATCCTGTAAGCTCAGGTATATGTATTATTGAGTACTAAAAATGAGCCTGTATAATATTCTTCTTGGATATAAAAGTCTGGTTCCACATGGGGGAGATGTAGGGTTCTCTGATGATTCTCCTGGAACAAATAAAACATACAGACTTCCTTATTTCAATACTATTAAGATAGAAATTTGGGGAGCAGGTGGTGGAGGTGGTGGAGGTGATCCTAACACCGAGCATGATGGATCTTCAGGAGGAAGATCAAGTTTAAATAATTTTGGTATTATTGCAGGAGGTGGTGGTGGTGGCATAGGCGGCAATAACAGCGGTACTAAAGCTGGTGCAGGCGGAGGTGGAGGAGTAGCATCTGGGAGTTACCCTACAGGATCCATTAGTTTATCCAATGGTCGAAGTGGTGCAAATGCTACTGACGGTCAACCAGGCGGTGGCGGAAATAGTGCAGACGGTAATGGTTCTGGTGGTATTCCTGGTTCTCAAGGAACTAATGGATCTCCACCCGGTGGAGGCGGAGGAGGCGGTGGATATGATAATGGTGCTCAACCAGGCGGAGGCAAAAAATCTGGAGGTGGATCTGTAAAAGATTCTGCCGGAGGCGGTGGAGGCGGCGGTGGAGCATATGCTTATGTTGTTTTTAATAAAACAGATATTCCGCAGAGAACAGTACTTAATTATGATGTAGGATCTAAAGGCTTTGGTGGAACCGCTGCGTACTCTGGAGGCAACGGTGCAGATGGTAGAATTAAAATTACCTGGACCTAATTGATAAATATCTAAAAAGGATATTAAAAATGGCTACATCTAACATTCAGACCAGAAATGATTTTAAAGAATATTGCCTTCGTAGATTAGGCAAACCTGTAATTGAAATCAACGTAGATGATCAACAGGTAGAAGATCGAATTGATGAAGCTTTAAAGTATTACTGGGATTATCATTTTGACGGTACAGAAAAGATATTTTACAAATATCAAATAACTGCACAAGATATTGCTAATGGATGGATTCCGGTAGCTCCTAATATTATAGGTGTAGTAAGAATATTTCCTATAGGCGACTATATTGCAACTAATAATATCTTTAATATTCGTTATCAAATAGCATTGAATGACCTTTATACTTTAACATATCAATCTATGGTACCTTATTACATGGCTTTCCAGCAACTTCAATTGCTAGAGCAGCTGCTTGTTGGGGAGCAACAGATCCGTTATAATAGACATGGTGAGAAACTTTATATTGATACAGATTGGACTAAACTTACTGTAGGCAGTTATGTGGTAGCAGAAGCATATCAAATAGTAGATCCTGAAGTATATTCTGATGTTTGGAATGATCGTTGGCTACAAAGATATGCAGCAGCTCTTATTAAAAGACAATGGGGTACTAACCTTACTAAATTTGTTAATATGACTCTTCCAGGTGGTGTTCAATACAATGGTGAGAGAATTTTAGATGATGCAGAAAAAGAAATAGAGAAGTATGAACAAGAGATGATTTCTAGCTACAGCCTTCCAGTAGTAGATATGATTGGTTAATAAATGGCAACCTCACTGTACTTTAATAATTTTTCATCATCAAAAGAACAATCACTAATAGAAGATCTAGTTATAGAATCTATTAGAATTTATGGTATAGATAATTATTATATTCCTAGAAAAATTTTAGATCTTAGCAATACGTTTAGAGAGCAAGAATACACTGAATTTTTAGGTTCAGTTCTCATGGAAATGTATATTAAAAATGTTGATGGGTTTGACGGTGATGGTGAATTCTTATCTTCTTTTGGAGTGGAAGTAAGAGAACAAATTACATTCTCACTTGCTCGTAGAGTATTTGAACAAGAAGCAAGTTATGTTCTTCAAAGAGATAGACCTTACGAAGGTGATCTAATTTGGTTCCCATTTACTAAAGCGCTGTACCAAATTAAATACGTAAATGTTAAACCAGTATTTTATCAGATGGGTTCATTGCAGTTTTATGATATTACTTGTGAGTTATTTGAATATACTAATGAAATTTTTAATACTGGTATTGACGTTATAGATAGTACCTACAATGCATTAAATACTACTATGAATGCATTTTTCTTCTTATCAGAAGATGGAACTAACATTTTAGATGAGACTGGAAGTGCATTGCTATTTGAAGAATATGATATTCAGAATCTTGATCTTAATGCGCAAAATAGTATGTTCCAGATGGCAGGTAATGAATTTATAGACTATTCGGAAGTAGATCCGTTCAGTGAGATGGATAGGAGAGCATAATGATAGGAGGTACTCCTTTCTATAATTCTTTATTTAAAAAATATGTTGTTATTTTTGGATCTCTTTTTAATAATATTAATATTGAAAGGCTTGCTTCAGATAATGTAACAGTCGAGCAAACTTTATTAGTACCTATTGGTTATGGGCCTAGAGAAAAGTTTCTGGCTCGTATTACTGGTAACCCTACTGGTGTTGCACAAACTTCTATTACACTCCCTAGAATGGCATTCTCCTTAACAAAAGTAGAATATGCACCAGACAGAAAACTTCAAACTCTTAATAAGATTACTACTAAAAATAATATTAACGGAGTTAATGTATATAAAAAAGTGTTTACTCCTGTTCCTTATGATCTTGGGTTTAAATTAGAAATTATGACCAAATCTATGGAAGACGGATTAAGAATAGTTGAACAGATTCTCCCTTATTTTACACCAGAATGGACTATTCAAGCAGCTCTTCTTACTGATTATGACAATTTAACAGATATACCATTAGTTCTTAATACAGTACAGGTAGATGATGAATATGAATCTGATTTTGTAAACAGAAAAGTGTTAATATTTACACTCGAGTTTACTATGAAAGCTGCATTTTATGGCCCTATTACAGAAAGTAAAATTATTAAGTTTACTACTACTAATCTTTATTCTGATCTAACTGCCAATTCTTCTTTCAACACTACTACTATTAGACCTGGTCTTACTATAGACGGAGAGCCTACTTCAAATGTTGCTCTTTCTATTGCATTATCTCAAATAAATGAACTTGATAATTATGGATTTATTGTGAACTCTACGGATACAAACAATGGCTAAGAAAGATATTATTTCTCAATCTTTAGGTATTGAGCCTATGATAGAGTCTCCTTCTAAAATAATTGACGTAATGCCTATTATTAAAGCAGAAAAAAACGATGATTATGAGTATGCACGTAGAAACCTTTATGATGTGATAGAAAAAGGTAATAATGCTTTAGAAGATATTATGGATATAGCCAAACAATCCGAATCAGCACGTGCATTTGAAGTAGTTACAAATCTTATTAAAACTATGGTAGATGCTAATAAAGATCTTTTAGAATTAGCTAAAAAGAAAAAAGAATTAGAAAAAGCAGACACTCCTGAGCAAAAAAACATCACTAATAATAATTTAGTTTTAACATCAGCAGATCTACTAAAAATAATTAAGGGTAATCATGAGTGAGATTTACTTAGGTAATAAAAACCTAAAGAATAAAGATGTTAAAGTTAGTTATACTCCTGAACAAATTCAAGAATATATTAAATGCGCAGAAGATGTTAATTATTTTTGTGAAAAATATGTAAAAATTGTTTCTGTAGATAAAGGTCTTGTACCATTTAGACCATTTGATTATCAGAAAAGAATGTTTGCTGCATTTGATGATAACAGATATACAATCTGTAAAATGCCCCGCCAGGTTGGTAAGACAACAGGTGTTGTTGGTTATCTTCTACATAAAATTCTTTTTAATGAGAACTATAATAATGCGGTTCTAGCCAACAAGCAATTACAAGCGCGAGAAATTCTTTCCCGTGTGCAGCTAGCATATGAATGGTTACCAAAGTGGCTACAGCAAGGCATAGTAGAGTGGAACAAAGGTAACATAGAATTAGAAAATGGTTCCAAAATCTTAGCTTCTGCAACTTCTTCATCAGCTGTTCGTGGACAATCATATAATCTTGTTTATTTAGACGAGTTTGCGTTCGTACCTCGTAACGTTCAAGATCAATTTTTTGCTTCTGTATTCCCTACTATATCTTCTGGTAATACTTCTAAGTTACTTATTACTTCTACACCTAATGGTATGAATTTATTCTATAAAATATGGACTGATTCTGAAAATGGTGAGAACGACTACGCAAGAGTAGATGTACACTGGTCAGATGTTCCAGGAAGAGATGAAGAATGGAAAGATAGGACTATCAGGGCTACTTCAGTAGATCAATTTAGACAAGAATTCGAATGTGAATTTTTAGGTTCCGCAAACACATTAATTCATCCTTCTGTTCTTTCTAAATTAACATATATAAGACCCTTGACTGTTAATGCAGGAGTAAAAATTTATAAAGAGCCTGTAAAAGATCACACTTATGCTATGACTGTAGATGTTTCAGAAGGTCTAGGGTTAGATAGCAGTGCATTTGTAGTGGTAGATTGTTCTACTGTTCCGTATGAAGTAGTTGCCACATTTAAAGATTCTAATATATCTCAGTTGCTATTTCCTACACTTTTAAATAATGTAGGCAAATACTATAACGAGGCCTCAATTTTAGTAGAAACTAATGTAGGATCTCAGGTAGTTAATATTCTTCATCAAGATTTAGAATATGAAAGCGTTGTTATGACAAAAACTAATGGCAGAAAAGGAACTGTCATTGGATCTGACGGGCTTGCTAGATTAGGTGTGAAAACGACAAAAGTGACCAAAAGAATAGGTTGCGCTAATATTAAAGATATCGTAGAAAATAATAAGATTTTTTTAAACGATTACGATATTATTAATGAATTCTCTACTTATATTGTAGATGGTACTTCATATAATGCTGATGATGGCTATCATGATGATTTAGTAATGTGTCTAGTGCTTTTTGCATGGTTAATTCAGCAAAATTATTTTAAAGATTTATCTAATACTGATATTAGAGCACGAATTTTAGATGAATTAGAAGACAATTTTACCCCGTTTGGTTTTATTGAAGACGGTCATCCCGATGATAAAAGTAAGGTATTGAGTGACTCTGAGTTTGATAACTATCTTCTAAACTAGGAAATTATAAATAAACGTACTAGATATTGAAATATTTCATTATAAAGGAGAAACCAATGCCATTTCAAATAAGCCCTGGTGTTAATGTATCAGAAATTGACTTAACAACCATTGTGCCGGCAGTAACATCTACAGTAGGTGCTATCGCAGGTGTATATAGCTGGGGTCCAGTTGAAAGTAGAACACTTGTTTCATCAGAAACAGAGCTGGTAAATACTTTCGGCAAGCCAACTGCTAATAATTTCGAAACTTTCTTCACAGCATCTAACTTCCTTGCATATGGTAATCAGCTATATGTTTCAAGAGCTGCTGGCCCTAATAACCACAACGCAATTGCAAATACTACCGGTGGAACAGCAAATTCAATTTTCACTGTAAAAAACTTGGTAGATTTTAGCACTCAAGATTCTACTCTTCAAGCAAACGTAAATAATTTTGTTGCAAAATATCCTGGCTCTCTTGGTAATTCTCTTTATATTTCTATGTGCCCATCTGCAACAGCTTATTCTTCTAATTTTACTGCAAATAGCACAAGTAACGTAGAAGTTACTATTGCACTTGGAAGTAGTGTTCTCACAATTAACTGTATTGGTACTGCAGCTGCAGCAATGGCTACTACTATTGGTAATAGTCTAACTGCTGGTGATTATCTTCTAATTGGTAACACATCTATTGGAACTCAGTATGTTCAAGCAGTAAATGCTACTCCAACAGTAGTAAGCGGTACTAATGTTTACCTTACTGTTAACTTAAACGATATTAGCAGACTTAAGTCAACTTGGGATATTAATCAAAACTCTGGTGCTGTTCTAACAAGATACTGGGAATTCTTTAACTCAGTAAACGGTGCTCCTGGTACTTCAAATTACACTGCACAAAGAAATTCAAATTCTTCTATTGGTGATCAAGTACACGTAGTTGTAGTAGATCAATTAGGTGCAATCACTAATGTGCCTGGCCAAATTTTAGAAGTATGGCCAAATCTATCTCGTGCAACGGATGCAAAAGGTGAACAAGGCGGCTCAATCTACTACCGTGATGTACTTAAAAATAACTCACTTTGGGTATGGCCAGCAAAAGATATGCTAGGAACTAATTCTGCTGCTGCATTAGGAGCTGCTTCTGTTACTACAGTAGTTTCACAACAATTTGGTGGCGGTGGAGCAGATGATGCAGAATCAACTATCCCAGTTGCTAAAATTATGACTGCATATGACCAGTTTGGTTCAAAAGAAGATGTAGACATTTCTCTTGTTCTAGGCGGTAAGGCTTACGGTGGTACTGGTGAACAAGTAGCAAATTATATTATTGATAATATTGCTGAAGCAAGAAAAGATTGTGTTGCATTTATTTCACCACCATCTTCTGCAACAGTGAATGTTCCAGGATTTGAAACAGCAAACGTAAATGCATTCCGTAACCTATTAAGATCTACTTCTTATGCGGTAATGGATTCAGGAAGCAAGTATCAATATGATAAGTTTAATGATGCATATCGTTATGTACCTCTAAACGGTGATATTGCTGGTCTTTGTGTAAGAACTGACAATACACGTGATCCTTGGTATTCACCAGCAGGGTTTGCAAGAGGTAACATTAAAAACATTGTTAAGCTTTCTTACAATCCTAATCAGGCTAACAGAGATCAGCTTTACAAGAATGGTGTTAATCCAGTAGTTAACTTCCCAGGTCAGGGAGTTGTACTATATGGTGATAAGACAATGCTTGCTCAGCCATCTGCTTTCGATCGTATCAATGTACGTAGATTGTTTATTGTACTTGAAAAAGCAATTTCTACAGCTGCAAAGTTTGCATTGTTCGAGTTTAACGACGACTTTACAAGAGCAGCATTTCGCAACCTAGTAGAACCATATCTTCGTGACGTTCAAGGACGCCGTGGAATTTATGATTTCAGAGTAGTTTGCGATAATACAAACAACACACCGCAGGTTATTGATGCTAACCAATTCGTTGGTGATATCTATATTAAGCCTGCTCGTTCAATTAACTTCATTCAGCTTAACTTCGTTGCAGTGCGCACCGGTGTAGAGTTTAATGAAATTGTTGGTAAGTTCTAAGGGGAGAATGAATTATGGCATTTAACGTAAACGACATTCGCGCCCAGCTTACACTTGGTGGTGCAAGACCTAGTTTATTCCAGGTAATTATTACTAACCCGGTTAATCCGGTTGCTGATCTAAAGCTGCCTTTCCTTTGTAAGGCAGCTGCTCTTCCTAGCTCACAGTTAGGGTTGATCGAAGTACCATATTTTGGTAGAAAGTTGAAGATTGCTGGAGACCGTGTATTTGATGCATGGACGGTAACAATCATTAACGATGAAGACTTCTTAATCCGTAATGCAATTGAACAATGGAATAATTCAATTCAATTGTATCAACAAAACATTACTGCTTTAGGTGCAGGTGCACCAAGTCTTTATAAATCACAGGCTACAGTAACTCAATACGGTAAAGCAGGTGAAATTCTTAGAACATATCAATTCAATGGTATCTTCCCTCAGGCTATTTCAGAAATTGGTCTTAGTTGGGGCGATAATGATACTATTGAAGAGTTTAATGTGCAGTTCCAGTATGATACATTCGAAGTATTGAATGGTATTACTGGTAATGCAGGTGGTGCATAATCATTAGGTTAGAGAGCTGGCATAAATATAATACCAGCTCTCTTTCTTAAGGAAATTTTTTAATATGGCAATCCAACTTTTCGGCTTTGAAATTAAAAGAAAAGAAGAAGATCCTATCGAATCATTTGCCGCTCCGGTTAATGACGATGGTGCAGTAGTAGTAGCTGCAGGTGGTGCGTATGGCACTTACATTGATCTTGATGGTACTGCACGTACTGAATCAGAATTAGTCTCTAAATATAGAGAAATTGCATTAGAAGCAGATATTGAGAGAGCTATTGATGATATTGTCAATGAAGCTATTGATTCTGATGCAGATAAAGTTGTAGAGATTAATTTAGACAATCTTAAATACTCTGATTCTATTAAAGAAAAAATTAGAGATGAATTTAATACAGTATTAGAGCTTTTAAATTTTGAAAACGATGCGTATGATCTCTTTAAAAGATGGTATATTGATGGTAGAATGTACTTTCATGTTATTATCGATGAAAAAAGACCAAGAGATGGTATTTTAGAACTTCGTTATATAGATCCTAGAAAAATTCGAAAAGTAAGAGAAGTAAAGAAAAGACCAAAAGGTCAAGTAACTATTACCTATAAGCAAAACGAGTATTTTGTTTATAATGAGCGCAATTTTATGCCTGCTGGGGGTAATGCAGGATTACCTTTAAATACTGGCGCTACTCAGGGTGTTAAAATTGCAGCTGATTCTATTTTACACACTACTTCAGGTCTCATGGATAAGAATAATTCATTTGTATATTCTTATCTTCAAAAAGCTATTCGCCCTTTAAATCAACTTCGTACTCTAGAAGACGCAACTGTAATTTATCGTATCTCTCGTGCTCCAGAACGTAGAATCTTTTATATTGACGTAGGTAATCTTCCTAAAGTAAAAGCAGAACAATATCTTAAAGATATGATGACCAGACACAAGAATCGTCTTGTTTATGATGCTACTACTGGTGAAGTCAGGGACGATCGTAAATATATGACAATGCTTGAAGATTATTGGTTGCCAAGAAGAGAAGGTAATCGTGGTACAGAAATTACAACTCTTCCTGCAGGTCAAAATCTTGGTGAAATGGCAGATGTTGAATATTTCCAACAAAAACTATTTCAAGCACTAAATGTACCAATTTCAAGACTTAAGGGGTCTGAAGCAGGATTTAATTTAGGAAGATCAGCAGAAATTACAAGAGATGAAGTAAAATTTACTAAGTTTGCTGGTCGATTAAGAAAAAGATTCTCAATGCTTTTTATGAAAGCTTTAGAAAAACAATTAATACTTAAAGGTATTGTTGCAGAGCAAGATTGGGCTGAAATTTCTAACGCAATTAAATTTGATTTTGCTATTGATAATCATTTTGAAGAGTTTAAAGAAGCAGAAGTATTACAAAATAGACTTAATAATTTAAATTTAGTTATGCCTTATATTGGTAGATTTTTTTCTGATAAATGGGTTCGTCAAAATGTCCTTATGCAATCAGATGATGAAATTGAATCTATGCTTCAGGAGATAGCAGCAGAAGGTAGCATGCCTGGTGCAGAAAATATGCCAGAAATAGAAGCTGCTCCAGATAACGAAAGTCAGCAACCCTCTACTCCCACCAAAGCTGCTACTAATAAATCTAATATAGTACCTAATATTGATGGTGGCGGAAGGTAATTACGAAGTTTTTATAAATAAAATATATAAATTAGGAGGCGTTATGAGTGATATTGAGAGTATTTTAGCACATGCTTGGAATAAAGATGCAGTTAATTTAATGCCTGCATTAGATAGCGTTATGTCTGCAAAAGCAGCAGATGCTATTCAAAGTATGACTGCTTCAGTAGCATCTAGCATGTTCGGTGCTACTACTGGTATGGATGAGCCTCAAACAGAAGATACAGTTGAAACTGAGGAACCATCAGATGAAGAATAATATTCAAGAAGTAGCTCAGCCTCTTTCACAGGGCGAAAAAAACTTTAAAGATATGCATAAAGCGGTAAATCACAAGGATTTAGTTCCTGGTGTTACAGATCAAGAGCATGTTTTTAATGGTTCTACTAAGCCTTATGATAATAAATTTTTAAATTCTTATAAGCCAGGTCAAGATATTGACGCATATGATAAAGATTTAAAAATAGATAATAAAGTATCTAAACTTGGATATGAAAAAGCAGAAGTAGAAGAAGCAATGTATTCTGCAAAAGCTGGTAGTGCAGGTAAAGACTTAGGAGCACCTGGTAAAAATTTTGCAAAAATTGCTAAAGATGCTGCAAAACGTTATGGATCAAAAAAAGCAGGAAAAAAAGTAGCTGGCGCTATTTTAGCTAAGATGCGTGCAAAACATATGCATAATGAAGAAGTAGAGCCGATTGAAGAAAAAAAATCACCAGAAGAATTAAAGAAAATTGCCGCATTGACACCTCCTCGTGATAAAATTACAAAAGGTGATATTATTGCAGGTGCTAAAATGAATGAAGATAATTATGACGATACTCCAGAAGAAGTATCAATGGTAAGAACTGAGTTAAGAGCTATGGTAGTTTGCGCTCAAGGTCTTCTAGATAATATGTCTTCTGATATGCATATCGAACCATGGGTTCAATCTAAAATTGCAATTGCAAAATCTATGGTATGCAGTGTACATGATTATATGCTTTACTCAGATGATGCAGGACAACCTTCAGATACTATGCAGGCTCCTATGCCTTCACCAGCAACATATGGTAACTTTATTAACCGTATGGGTGAAGAAGTAGAAGAGTTAGATGAAATTAGTTTAAATACTAAAATGAAAGCTTATTCAGCTGCTAGTCAACCTGATGCAGACGTAAATTATGGTGATAAAGTTTACGATCAAAGCGGTAGATTTAGAGCTGCGATTATTAAAAAACATGGCGAAAAAGCAGGTCAGCATGCAGACTCCAAAGCACATACTGATGCATATGGACGCAGTGAACCCGGTAAAACATCATCTGATTATTTTAAAAAAGATAAATTAAAAGATGCAAAACCAGCATCAGCAATGAGAATAACTAAATCAGGTGTTATAAACAAGCAAGATGTTGAATCAAAGAAAAAAGAAATTAAGTCCAGAATATCTATGGAAGAAGTAGATCTTAATGATGAAATAGAAGAAGCAATGGGTTCTATGATTGATAAGACTCATAAAGACATTCGTCATCAAGCATCTTTTGGTCACAAAGATATTGCCAAAATGCGTAATGATGAAAAACAAAGATTGCATGGAAATCAATATAAATTAGATAAAGACCATGACGGTCAATTAACTAAAAAAGATTTTGACATGCTTCACAAAATTAAAAAAGAAGAAATTGACATTACTATTAAAAGCAATGCTATTAAAGCAGCATTTGAAGCAGTCAATAAGATTCGCGGAGCATAAGATGAGCATTCTTAATACCGTCAAAGCAACTATAAAAAATATAAACGAAGACACTATCAAAGTTGATGGTAAAAAGAAAAAATCTGCTGAGACTGCAGAGAGAATCCGTCATGTTATTATCGGTAATGCTAAACAAGTAGAGAAGAATAAGCATATTGATTCTGCTGTAAAAGATATTGAAAATAGACTTAAAGAAAAAATGAGCGAAGAAGTAAGTCTTGATGAAAGACGTCTTACATCGGATGAGATGAAAAAACGTGAAGAGGTAGCTAAAAAACTGCCAGAGAAAGACTTTAAAAAGCGTTATGGTAAAGACTGGATGGCTGTAAAAATGGCTACAGCTACAAATATTGCTAAAGAAGAAATTGAACTTGCCGAATTAAGTCCTGGTACTAAAATTGATTATATTAAAAAAGCTTCTGTAGATCTTCGTAACACAGCTCTACAACACGGTTCTATTAAAAAAATGAATAATAGAACTAAAGGAATTGAGATGGCTGCTAATAGTTTAGCTAAAGAAGAAGCAGATTTAGAAGAAGGTATTGGTAAAACTCTTGCAGCTGGAGCACTTGCAGCTGCTATAGGGGCAACTGGTAGTGCTGCTATTTCTAAAGCATTCCCTGATAAGCCGGTTACTTATCAGGTTGCAGGTAATAATGTAGTTACTAAAAAGAATCCGGGTAATATTGTTCATACTGCAAAAAATAAAGAAGATGCATTAAAATGGGCTACTGCTAAAAATGAATCTGTAGACGAAGGCATTTTTAGTGGAATTGGAACAGTTGCAAAGGGAGCTGCTAAAACAGTTGGTAATGTTGCTCATGATGTAGCAAATTTACCAGGTGATCCAGAAAAGCTTCATCCGATTGCTGGTATATCTAGACATATTGATAGTATTGGAAAAACAGTACATACTATTAACAGATCTTTTAGTAGTAAGCCAGTTAGCTCTGGTAGTTTATCAACAAGAGCTAATAGAGTTGGTGGAGTTCATACAGGAATGACGCACAGAGTAGCTGAGGATATTGAATTAGATGAAGGACGTGGTCGTCCTTCTCTAGATCATGTAAGTAAACCAAATTCTAAAGGTGGTTTTGATATTTTTCATAAAAAAGATTTGAAGAAAATAGTTCATCAAGTTAAAACCAAAGAAGATGCAAAAAATTGGATTAAAAATAATAATAAAAATTCAAAAGAAGGTGAAGATGTGGCAACACCTGAAGCAGATAAAAATATCGTAAATCAGATGAGAAAGAAACCTGTTGCCGATATGCATCATCTTGTATTTGCAAATGGTGAAAAGAAAGACGTTCATGCAAGACATGTTAATAAAGCTCTTTCTATGTTAGCAAACACACCAAAACCTGCCGATAGAGAAAAGTTACAAAATAGTCTTGGTCATTCTCATAAAAGATTTATGGATACTGTCACATCAGGTAAAGCAGTAGTAGATGCACCTTCTCCTAAAGTATCTTTAGGTAAAATAAAAGCTAAATCTGTTGTAATGGAAGATGATAGAGTTGCAGATAAGGGCTCAGTAAAAACTATCATTAAAATGATAAATGGGCAACCAAAATTAGTAAAATATTCACCTCCAAGAGCAGAAATTAACGTGGAGTCTGTAGATTGTCTAAATAGTCTATACAATGATTTATCAGAAGATAATAAAGAGATTTTTAACAGTTTAATTAAAACAGAAAAAGGGATAGCTAGTCTTTTAGATTTTGCTGTCGAACAAGGGTACTAATAATGAGCACTATTATAAAGCCGTTAGCAAATACTATAAACATTGGCTCAACAGCTAACAACATGAATGGAGCAACTTTACTCAAAGTAGTAAATTCTTCCACTTCAACATATGCTACATTAGTATTTAAATATGCAAATACAGTGCAGTATGCAGACCTTCCTATTGCTCCTCTAGAGAGTGTAATAGTACAAAAAGGTGCTTCTGATATTGTTATTGGTACTGGTATGTACGCTGCATCAATTGCATGGCCAAAAGGATAATAGAAATGAAACTTATTACTGAAGTAACAGAAGAATTAAAATATATTTCAGAAGAAGGCACTGCTGGTAAAAAGAACCTTTATATTGAAGGCATTTTCTTACAAGGTGACATTGTAAACCGTAATGGGAGAATGTATAATGTTGATATTCTCGAAAGAGAAGTAAACCGTTATACAAAAGAAAATATTGATAAAGGCCGTGCCTATGGAGAGTTAGGACATCCTTCTGGGCCTTCTATTAATCTTGAACGCGTATGCATGATGATTAGATCTCTTAAAAGAGAAGGTAGTAATTTTATCGGTAGAGCTAAGATTATGGATACACCATATGGCCAGATAGTACAAAACTTAATGGCAGAAGGTGCTGCATTAGGTGTATCTTCTAGAGGTATGGGCTCTATCGAAGAGAGAAATGGTGTAAATCATGTAAAAGATGACTTCTATCTTGCTACGGCTGCAGATATTGTTGCAGATCCGTCCGCTCCAGATGCTTATGTAAATGGTGTTATGGAAGGCGTTGAATGGATTTGGAATAATGGAGTTCTTAAACAAAGAATTCCTGAAATAGAGCAGGTAGTAGAGACCCATAAAAAAGTCATTAAAGAAACACCAAAAGCTGATCTAGCAGAAGCTAAGATTAGAGTTTTTCAACATTTTCTTTCAAAACTATAAATTACATAAATAGTACATATAACTAAGGAGATTTAAATGTCTGATAATAAAATTGCGCAAACAGAAGATAGCTTAGACCTTGTTAACGAAGCAGGTGATGCTTCTTCTAACATGGCTACTATTGCTACTAACCCAACAAGCGTTTCACGCTCTGAACTTATGTCACAGCTTGTTAATTATGCAATGAAGGCTGATAAAGGTGATCTAGCTGCTTTCGTTGCTAGTGTTGGAGCAGTTGGTTATAATCCAGCTTCAACTACACCTGATGAAAGATATGCTTCAGTACAAGCTGCTGCTAATGCAACTGGTGACAATTCTGCAAAGAATATGGCAACTATTAAATCATCTGGTAAGCATGCAGATCCAATGCCAACTATGGCAAAGGAATCAGTTCAAGAAGATCTAGATGTTCTATTTGGTGGTTCAGAAGATCTAACAGAAGATTTCAGATTAAAAGTAAGTACTCTATTTGAAGCTGCAGTTAATACTCGTATCAATTTAGAACTTGCTAAGATTGAAGAGCAAAATGATGCTTATCAAAATGAGCTTGCAGAATCATATCAAGCTACTTTGGAAGAATCAATTAACGAAATTAAAGAAGAAATGGTTGAGAATGTAGATAACTATCTTAACTATGCTGTTGCAGAGTGGATTTCTGAAAACAAACTAGCTATCGAGAACAACATTCGTACTCAAATTGCTGAGTCTTTCATGGCTAGCCTTAAAAACGTTTTCACAGAACATTATGTTGAAATTCCAGATGACCAAGTAGACGTAGTAGAAGCTATGGCTGCTGAGCTCGAAGAAGTTAAGGCTCGTCTTAATGAAATGACTGAATCTAACATTGAATTGAGCAAGGTTGTTTCAGAAAAAGAAGTAGAACAAATCACTACTACTGTTTCTGAAGGAATGTCAGATACACAGAAAGAGAAGTTTACAAAGCTTGTAGAAGCTATTGACTACTCTGATGTAAATGAATTTCGCAAGAAGATCTCTATCATTAAGGAAACATATTTTGCTGATAAGAAAGTTAGCGAAGTAAAGGTTGCAGAGGATCAACTTCTTAGCGAAAGCGTTGAGGAACCAGAAAAGGCTCCTTACATTGATCCAAGTATGCAAGCATATGTTTCTACTATTTCAAGAACTCTAAACAAGTAATTTAATAAATAATAAACATAGTAACTCTAAAGGAGACACACAAATGATGGGAATTAACGAATCATTAGCAGCTAAGTGGAAGCCAGTTCTGGAACATCCAGATCTTCCAAGAATTGCAGACGCTCATAAGCGTTCTGTAATTGCTACACTTCTAGAAAACACTGAGAGAGAAATGGCTGCTGAATCAAGAGCATCCCGTTCTTTCAATGGCGTATCAATGCTTAACGAAGTTGATGTTAACAACGTTGGCACAGGTGGTTATTCAGGAGCTGGCGGAGCTGGCGTTGCTGGTTACGATCCAATCCTAATCTCACTTATCCGTCGTGCAATGCCTAATCTTATTGCATATGACGTTTGCGGCGTTCAGCCAATGACTGGTCCAACTGGTCTTATTTTCGCAATGCGTTCACAGTATGCAAACTCTTCACAGAAGAATGGTGAAGCATTCTATGATGAAGCAGATACTAGTTTCTCTGCAAATCCAACTGGTGCAAATACTTTTGGTAATGCGCAAACTGGTACATCTGGCGCATTCAATCCTTCTTCAGGCGCTGCAGCATATAACTTTGCAACTGGTATGACTACATCAGCTGCAGAATCACTAGGTAACTCAGGCGGTGTGTTCCCAGAAATGGCCTTCTCAATTGATAAGGTTTCCGTTACTGCAGTATCACGTGCGCTAAAAGCAGAATATACTATTGAACTTGCACAAGATCTAAAGGCAGTTCATGGTCTTGACGCTGAAACAGAACTTGCAAATATTCTTCAGACTGAAATCCTTGCAGAAATTAATCGTGAAGTTATTCGTACTATTAACCTTTCAGCTCGTTCTGGTGCACAAGATGGTACAACTACACCAGGTACATTCGATCTTGACACTGATTCAAACGGCCGTTGGTCAGTTGAAAAGTTCAAGGGTCTTATGTTCCAGCTTGAAAGAGAAGCTAACAAGATTGCAAAAGATACTCGTAGAGGCAAAGGTAACATGGTTATCTGTTCTTCTGACGTAGCTTCTGCTCTTCAGATGGCAGGTGTACTTGATTACACTCCAGCTCTTGCTTCTAACAATCTTGCAGTAGATGATACTGGCAACACATTCGCAGGTGTTCTAAATGGACGCTTCCGTGTTTATGTTGATCCATATACTACAGGTAACTATCTAACTGTTGGCTATAAGGGTGCAAATGCATTCGATGCAGGTATCTTCTATTGCCCATACGTTCCACTACAAATGGTACGTGCAGTTGGTCAGTCAGACTTCCAACCAAAGATTGGATTTAAGACTCGTTACGGCATGGTTGCAAATCCATTCGCACAGTCTGTACAAGGTGCACCACAAAATGCAAACTTTGGTGTTCTTTCATCTGCAACTAACAGCTACTATCGTAGAGTTATTGTTAACAACATCATGTAAAATATATACTTTTTAATGTATAAGAAGCAGGGACAACCTGCTCATACTAAAAAAGGGGGCTTTGGCCCCCTTTTCTTTTACCTATTGCCTTTACTAGAATATTCGTGCACACGTTTAGGTGAATTAATCATTTGTTTAATTTCTTCCATATTCTTCAATTGAATATAATGAAGAGATACATACATCCTATCTGAGACACTCCAATCCTTAATAGCTTCAATGAAGTGTTTTGGTAGAAGATCTTTTAAGCCTTCAACGTATTCTTCTACTGTCATTTTTTGCTATCCTTATAAAGCCATTCATAAAATTCATCAGCAACTTCTAGTAAATCTGAAGGCAACATAACTTTGCCGCCTACACCATTATTTGGTGTTGTTACTAATTCATTGACATGCTTACACCATTCAACAGACTTATCTAAAGCCCATTGTCGATTCCAACGACGATCTTCTTGATCCTTACGAGCAGCTCGTTCTGCTGGTGTTTCTTTAAAAGAATCTACATGTGTATCTAAAGCCTCAATTTGTTCTGCAGTAAGAGGCTTAATTTCTATATTATCTTCAATCATTCTGTTACTACCTTTCTCCATTGACCATCTTTAAAACTGCGACGATTCATAATATAAACTCCAAATGATCTCCAACGACCTTAAAACGAACAGACTGAGGGTTACCATTTATTTTAGTATAGTCTCTACCACCATCAATGGCAACACTTTCGTCGCCACGATAATCATGCCGGTAACGGCTATATATAACTCTCTCACCTAAAACAATGCCTGTATATTCTACTTCAGTAGCTGAGATGCCATTAGCAATCATTAGATCACCATCCATATCAAAATACAAACCAAAATAGTTAGAACCTTCTGGATGAGCTTTTTCTGTATAGAAAATAGCACACGGAAAGTTACCCCAACCTCCGCTCTTAATTCTCAAGCAAGAATCAAAAATATAAGTAGCATTATACTTCTCTTCTATTTTTGCTATAGAATCTGGTCTAAGAAATGATGTTGTATCAATCCACATTTATTTTTTCCTATAATACTTTGTATAAATTTTTTCCAGCCCCTCTTTATTAGGGTGCTTATGAATCCATTGTCCTGTATAAGGATTAAACTCTTTTATGAAGTACATATCCATTATATCATTTTCTGTAGAAATGGCAACATTTATTTTAGAAGCCAGTTCATCAAAAGCAGCATCAGACATAATAGAATCAGAATGAACTTCGTAGGCGTAGGCTGCAACCGATAATTTAATTCTATTTCGTCTTTCGATTTCAATAGGAGACCCCCAAACAGACTTAACTTCCATAAAGTTTTCTAGACTCAAGATACACCTACAATATGTTTGCAATTACGACGGAACATAAAAGCCTGACAAGTACATGACTTATATTTCTCACCTACAGTAACAATATAAGTATCACCTTTAGAACCTATCACCGAAAATGTACGTTCTTTAACTTCTTCTGCTTTGAATGAAGTTGCAGAACCATCCATTTCGATTATATCTTCTTTAGGTATAATACGTAGCTTAAACTTAGTATTTTCATTAGTAGTTAAAGCAATAGCGTCATACTCAACCCATTTAGGAGTAGCAACAAGCTCTCCTTCAAAAGTATAGGTATCACGACCCATACGAGCATGTGTATTTTTTACCTTAACCTGCATTTAAAGCCTCTTGATCTGTTTCCTCAATAGAATTGAGAGCATTTTGAATAGCAATCTTGATATAGTTATTCATTTGTTGCCTAGAAAAAGATTTGCTTAAAGCTTCGTAAATAAAGTTATCAAAATCCTCTAACAGATAATATTGATAACCATCTAAATCTTTCCAAGCATCAAAAATTTCTTTAGTTACTGGAATATGGACCGGAACAGTAATAGTAAAAGAAGAATAATCAGACATATTGTATCCTTTTTAATTGATTTCTGTTTTAGGTTGAGTTAGAGAAGGGAAGTTCCCAGAGAAGAATTCTGAGAAAGGAATATTTAATAGGTAATCTTTTTTAGGTAAAATTTCTACCTGGTTAAAGGATGAATCTAGAATATATTCTAGTTGGTTTTTTTGTGATTGAGAAAGAGTATTAGATTCTAAAAGATCTTCTAAAATATCTATGAGAAAATCTGTATTTTTTGGAGTTGAAGGTATTAATTGAGTAAAAAATTTAGATTTATATTTTGACATTTTTGAATCTCCGTTGCATCTCTTATTATAATCGTATAAATCTGATATAAAATCTACTGGTTTTTCCATAAAAACGCCCTTGAAATCATTGAGTTTTTTCAAATTTAGCTAACCTATTGAAATCATTGGATTTTTATTTTCTAAAAAACTCAATGATTTCAAGGGCGTTTTTCAGTAGATTTTATTATAAAAACATGCTATATTTAATTATAAGATGAGATAAAGGAGATAAGAAATGAAAACTCGCATACTTGCTACTTTCGTATTTGAGCACGAAACAGTTCTTGGCGATCTTTTAGATTTTATGCGGACTTATAAGGCTCAGCTAGAAAAATTTTGTCCTGGAGGTCTTCAATGGAATTTACCTCATATTGAAGGTTGGTATATAACCTTTTCTTTTGCAGATGAAATCTCTTTGAATAAGTTCACAGAAGAATTAGGTCGTGATCCAATTTAACGGTTGCTATTATTTTCAAAATACCGTATATTAGTATTATGAAAAATGGAGAAGTGAAATGAATGTCAATGAAGCAACTGCTCTTGCAAAACGTCTCGAGTCTATAATTCGTCGTTCGCGCACTTTTGCTCACACCACAGATGAACTTCGTATGGAGATTTTATTTGTAGCTGAAGATCTTATGAAATATGCAGACGAGTTAGATGCTGATATGTATAACGAGCTTGGTACTGCATACGAGAAGTATGATGATGCAATGGTAGTAGGATAATATGGTAGAAGTAATAATAGCTTATTCTACTTGGCTTGAAATGGGGCTAGGCATTTTAGGTCTATGTGCTGTGTA